AAGTTGGGAAACTCTGCAAATAACTCATTCGCTTCATTTTGCATTTGTTGTGTTTCTTGTTGTTGCGCTTGCATTTGTCTGAACTGTTGAATCTCAGGTAATTCGCTTACTAATTCATGAAACTTTGCAGGATCTATGCCCGCTTGTTCGTATTTAGCTTGTTCTTGGCTTCTCTCGAACTCATCTAATGCTGAAAGTAGTTCGTCTTGATTTTGATAGCCAGATAATTGAATAACTCGATCTAATTGGCGTTGATAATCATCGGCACGTTGTTGCACCTTGTCGTAGTTCATGCCCTTTTGAATGTAATCTGGCGCCTGTTCATACGGAACATGAACTTCTTCTTTGTTATATTTCACAGTGAACACATTTTCCTGTGGTGAGGATTGTTGTTCCTGTTGTTCTACTGCTGATTCTTGTTGTAATGGTTGTTCATTAGTTTCAATTGCTTCTGGGGTAGTTTGGTAGCTACCTTCTTCAAACTCTGACATATAAATCCTCCTTCGCTATGGTAGGCGAAATATTTAAGCAGTTTAATGTCTTGCTTAGGACAATGTATTACTCTACGATTTCCCAATCTTCTGCAAGAATATCCGCTTGATACGGTTGCGCAGGTGCATATCCACCGTCTTTTAATGTCGCCATAATAATTTCCGCATGGACAGAGTGATTTACTTTCTTTTTAAATACTATTTTTTCGATTGACCAATAACCGCCCCAATCTTTACGTGCTACCTTTTTACCTTCTTTTAATGATTCAATTGCTTTTCCAAAATCCATTTCCATTCCTCCTCATAATAAAAAGCACCCTTTATAGGATGCTTAGTTGTTGTGTATTAAGTTTTTCATTGTAACCAATCCATTTATAAATATTTTTCAGTCTTTCTTCACTGAAATATGATTGTTTTCTATACCATTCTTCTAAATCCCTATTACCCTTGCTTGAATTTACACCCAATTCACAAGGAACGATATTTGTTTTAACATATGAACCATCTTTTGAAATAGGAATTACATGGTCTTGGCTAGGTTTAATCATGTCTAACCCAGTGTAAGCATCCTTATGATTGAAATAAACTAAACAAGCTTCCCAGTCATTTATATCAAGAGTGGAAATCAATCCTTTTTTCCTTGCGTTTCGTTCATGTTGGTATGCTCTATATTTATCTTTGTTGTTGTCTCTATGATTTTGCATTGTTTGTCTTCGTTTTTCTGGGTTATTGGCTACATATTCTTTGTACCTTTTGTATATCCGTTCTTTATTATCCATTCTGTATTGCTTTTCTTTATCTTTATTTTCAAGGTGGAATAACCTTTTGTTTTCTAGATTCTTTTCTCTATTCTTGTTATAACTACTTTTCACGGCTTCTCTATGTTTTTCGGGATTATCTTGTCTATATTGCTTTGAGTAATTTCTAAAATGTTCAGCGTTTCTTTGATAGTAAGCTTTGATGTCGTCTTTTTTCTCTTCTTTTATATATTTGCAACACTTTTTACAACGAGCGTTAAGGCCTAACTTACCGTGTTTAGCTTTAGAGTAATAATCCGAAGTGGCAGGAACCATCTTGTGACATCTTGAACACTCGATATGCACTTGATTATCAATTGTTTCGATGTTTCTTTTCATATACAACACTCTCCATAGTGTATTCTCCAAATGATTAATACGGGAAGTGAAGTTGGAGTACTTCACGTTCGGGAGCTACCCTATCCCATGACTAAATTATACCATAATTTGAATAAAATTGATACTACTGAGGTGCCAAAACTTGATCCATAATTGCCTGTTGTTCCTGTGGTGGTAACTTCTTGAACGCTTGTTGTTCATGTTGTGCCATTTGGGAAAGTATTTGGTCAAATGGGTGAGGTTTATTTGCTTCCTCTTCTGCTTGCGTTTGTGCTTCCTGTTGCTGTTGCATCATTTGTTGTTCGCCCATCGCTTGTTGTTCTTGTTGTTGTTGCATCATGGTTTGTTCTTGTTGCATCATTTGTTGTTCCTGTTGCATTACGGCTTGTTGTTCCTGGCGTTCTTGAACCTTCTTTAACAATCTATCTTTAAAAGGGATTACATTCCTAGGCGCAAATTGTAGATAATCTTCCAATGTAATTTGTTGCATATCAAACAATTTATCTAAACTACTCATCATGAGCGTTTCGGAATAGGAAGATGAAGGACCTATATCTATTTTTAAGTCCATTTCCACATCTGCAAATTTAGATCCATTTAATACAGTCGTATACTCTTCTTCTTCATCGTCTTTTATGGTAATTGCTCTGTCAGTATTATAATAAACCTTCCAGAATTCTAACCATATTCTGCCCACTCCTTCCATCGACTGATAGAACCTGCGCTTAATAGACTCAATCGGAATACCTGCAGCCTTTTGCAACATCATAATTGCTGAAGCGTTTAGATCTGATGATATTTGTTCGCCCATAGCTGATTCATTCGCTCCGCTTACTTCTTTGGTGTAAGTCATGATGCTATCAACTAAAGCCTGCGCGTGACCTGATATGTTACCTGGTTGCATGTATTGAGCTCCCCATTGTCCAGGAGGGCTACCATCAACTAAAATTTCACCAGGTGTGTTAGAAGGATTCTGTCGAATGAATTCTTTCTTCAATAACATCCTCGGCCATCCTGTATTCTGTACACTAAGAATCTGCATAGCGATTAAGAAGTTGATTGATTTCTGATTAGGTATCAATCCCTCTGTATCACCAATGCCAAATATGGATTTCTTACGACGTTTCCACTGCATGACTTCAATTGGATAGAGTTTCATGTTCGTGTTGGTTTCTTGCTTGATAACCACATTGCCAGCTACTTTAGTAAAGTGGATTAAATCATTCTTCTTATAGTATTTCGTGAGTACGGTTATCTTCTTACTACCTGTGATTTCATCTTTCGCCATGTCATACGCTTGATCTTCTGTATCTGAATCAGGTTTAATGAGTGCAATTAATTCAGGACTCAATTTGTTTTCCTCAGCTTCACGCCTTACATTATCCACTTCATCACGATGCGTAATAATAATATAAGGTTGTTTCTGCACCAATCGTTGTTGTGGATTGCCAGGGAAGAAATTGACTGCATCTATTACCTCACCGCATAACTCACCGATGTATGCTAGTTTTTTTCCACCCATTTTCGAGTTATCCCAATAATAATGCCAAATTCCTGTACCGATGTTTGAGCTGCTGTCTAATGATTCCTCATTCAACTCATTCTGTTTGAGTCTTTCCCATGTTGCATCAGCAAATCGTGTGAATGTGTCAGCTGTTTGAAACTCTGGTTCGTTCTCTTCTGATTCAGTAGCCGTGAAAACCATTTTAATGTTCTCATTCATAACAGAAGATACTTTATGACTCTGTATCTGTTCAATAACATTAAATACAGGTCGTGGTAAGTCTTTGGTGCGGTTAGTTGTTCTTGGCCATTGATCGCCACCTCGAAAACGCTCATACTGTGCCCAGTTATCTAAGTAGCCTTGTTGTTTCTTGTATGATAAACCATCTTTATATTGTTGTTGGACAGTACTTGCGGCTTCTAATATGCCATCTGTTTTTTTATCAGTCATTTACTCACCCCTTCCAGGATTGCATAAGAAATGAAAAATGCTCCGGTTATTACTCCTAATAGAAATATCCATATATAGAGAAAGACTTTCAAGAACATTTTCATCGTTCCTCCACACCATTCACCCACTCATTAAACACACTTGCGGTTTCTTTTTCCTGTCTTGCTTCCACAATGGGAGTAATCGGATTTTTGATTGGCGCTTCCATTGTGGGTAGTTGTTCTTTCTTTGTCTCAATATTCCATCGTAAACCTAAATGAACAGCTTTAAACGTCAAAAAACCTGTTATCGCTATGGATACAGGAATCATTAAAGCTAATATAATTATTACCATTCACCAATATCCTCCTTCATTATCATCATCTGTTTGGAAAGCAAATGGTAAAGGCTGAACTTCCACTATCTCTTCTGCCATCTGCATTTCTTGTTGCCCACGAATATAATGAGCAATCGCTAATGCCATGATATTATCATCGTGTTTGCCGTCTTGTGCTTCTGGTTTACCTTTCTCATTACGAACGAAGGTGAGCATTTCATTAAGTGTAGGAATGTCATTGATTAACTCTGACTCTTCCCTGACAATCTTGACTAAGTTTGCAATAATGATTGGTCGTGTAACTTTATCAGTACGGAAACCATACTTCTGTAAAATCTTATGTGTGTAACTGTCTTCAGCTTCACGATAAAACATCTTCTTATATCCCATTTGTTCGAGTCGCTTCACTGGATATGTGGAGAAGTTTGTTTCTAATCCGATTAAAGCCGTGTTGTAATGCTTGCCAAGACAATAAATCTGTTCGGCGTACATATCTTCGTCAAACTGATGCATAAGCGAAGCAACTTGATTGCCTGTTATGTTATCTAATACGTGAGCCGTGAAGTTATCTGAGCCATCACCTGCCGTATCTCCACCAATTACATATGGAAAACGCCTTTTGACTTCCTCGTATATTGTGATATACCCATCGTCTTCATCAATCCACTTAATTGTTTCATCCAGTATCTTATTCGGATTGTCTTTGTGATAATCAAAGATGAATTTACCTCGTTTAAACTTCTTATCCCTTAATACTGAGATCCGTTCATTCACAATACGAGCGTTGAAAATCGTTTTACCAACAATCCCCCACTCGCCGAGCGCATAAACCATGTAGTAGTATTCATCTTCATGTTTCATATCGTCTAATACCTGTTTGTAAGCATCATCAATGAAATTGTTGTTTAGATAAGTTGAATGTGAAACGGTTGTATTTGCTTTCTCGTTATCAAAGAAGAACGTTTTCAACCAGTGTAATGAAGAAATTGGATTGAAGCTAATGATGATTTGTTTGTAGTTAGTTGTGAAACCACGTAAACGTAAATCAAGCTGCTGAAAATCTGATTGTTCTAATTCACTTGCTTCTTCTATCCAGACGCCTGTGATTCCGTGTACTGATTTCATTTTCTCCACATCGTCAAGACCAGCATGCATAATCTTATTGTCATTCAGCTTACAGGTTATCGTCATATCCGTCTTATTAACCTCAAATAAGGTCGTCATTCCCCAATCGGATATAATTCCTCTCAGAAGTGAAAACGTTGATTCTCGAAGCGTTTTAGCGACTTTACGAGCTACTAGAAATTTGTGATTCTTTTCTGATAGCATACGCAAGATAATCTTTTGAGCAACAAATACTGATTTGCCAGAACCTGCACCGCCATATAAAACAAGGTAACGATTCTTGTCCTTGTATAATGGATAGTAAATCGGATTCGTAACGTGTGGGAGGTTTTCTAAATTAATCTCCACTTAGATCACCTGGTAGTTTGATTGAGAAAACTTGTTCACCTTTTGTTTCCACTCTATCGATAAAAGCTGCGTTCGTTTTGGCAATGTACTCAGAAGCCTTTAAGCGGTGTTTAGGGTCTTGTTCTGTATCTCGTAAGGTATCAGTCCAAAATTGTTTTACTTCTTCCATAGTGGCTATTCTGTCGCTCTGTAATGCTTTATTTTGTTGTTCCATGTATTCCATTACCTTTACATTTCTTAACAAACGACTTGCTGATGCTTCAGCTGCATTATCTTTCGCTTTGTATCCTGCACTAATGTAACTTTGCTTCGCATTACCTGACGATAGATACAAGTCAGCGAATTTTTGTTGTTGTTCTGTAATCATTTCATTGCACCTACCCCCATATGCTAAATGCTTGTTAAGACATAAAAGAAAATGCTACTTAACGCAGTAGCCGCGAGATGTTGGATCACTTCCTTTCAGTTATTCATACAGCCCTGCACTTCTGAAAGTACCATCCTTATTAAATTTAAAATAAGTGAAAAATCCGTTATATCCTTCTACTTTCTTTTTTCCAGCATCCAAAAATATGTTATCAAATTCCTCTTTTTCTACTACTTCAAATTCAATTCCAAATTCAGTAAACAATGCTTTCATTTTTTCAAAATCACTCACTTTATACACCCCTCACACAAAATGTATATTCTCAATTTCATCACGACTATATTCAAACACCTGGAATCGCTTATGACTTGTCGTATACGCATTGTCTTCGTGCCAAGAATCCGTTTTATTCCTCGTACTCAATGCACGTTGAAGCAATCCGCCTTTATCGATTACCTCTTCGGTGTGCAAATGGCCAATGAACAACTCTCTTGTCTTCGCTTGACTCCACTCAATAGGAAACTCAGCAGGAAATACCTCAGTTAATCGTTTACGTGCTTTATCTCCATGAGTAGCTGCAATCATTACATTGCCAAGCATATGAACCTTTCGTTCTTTGAAATTAGTATCGAATGTAATCTGTGGAAACCGTGCTGCAAGATATTTCGTAAAGGCCCATTCAAGACTTTCGGAATGATTACCTTTAATAAAAATCCCTGTTACCTTGCCAGAATACTTGATAGCTTCATGTAGTATTGGCTCATAAAACTTAACCGCCTCTTCCCAAGCCTTTGACATGTCAGCATGTTCGATTTCTCTACCAGATGCAGTTCGGTTACGATGATCGTTGTGATGAAATAAGTCTGAACCAATAATGAATAATATTTCTTTATATTGTTTTTTAAGTAGGCTTAATACTTTTGCTTGTGTCGGTCTGTAATGGTCAAAGTCACTAATACCAAAATGCATATCGAACAAAGGGATATTGAGATAGTGTTCATTCCCTGGAATGTATTTAGGTTTGATGAATACTTTCGGCACATCTTCCACAGCTGCTATAAGTTTGTCCCAATCAATGCCACTGATTTTTGGCCTAACAGTTATTTTACTAGCGTAAAGAGTTTGAACACCTCGTAACTTATCGTTAGTGTTCCAGATGTTATGTCGTGCAGTGACTAGTTCCCATTCGTTTGTGTCAAATCCATGTGCATTTAGGAGGTAATCAACGCTCTTCTTCTCTTCCTCAGACATAATAACCAACTTATCCGAAGTATGTGAACCGTCCTTTAGTATCTCATGCTTTTCTGCATATTGCGGAATTTCCTTGACTGTGTCGCCCATTACTTCTTTTACTAATCGGCTTGTATAAAATCTAACTGCAATCGCAGTAAAAACTAAATTAAAATGTTCCGTTAATTTATCCGCATAAAACTGATGTTTAGCATTTGGGTATTGTTTTCTTAATTGAAGAAGATACTCATGTTCTTCTGCTAACCACTTCCCATGCTTCTCCAATAAGAACAACCCCTTTTATGTAATAAAAAAAGCCACTCTATTGAGCGACTTCTTTCAACCTTGCTATTTCGCGTTCTACTTTTCCTACAACCCATTCAACAGGTGCGTCATCTACAGTTTCTTTTGATAAAGACACATAATGAATCCCTTCTGATGCTACTATTTCCGATAGAGGATTGTCTAAATGAACTTCAAAACCTTTATTCTTCAAAGCTTTGACTAATTGTTCTTTTTTCATCATTACACCTCTTTCAAGTGATAACTCAATTATATCTTAATGTTTCCTTACTATGTATAGAAGTGTTCCTCATATAACCTTCCACAGTTGATACAAGAAACACTCCGTCTTGTCGAGACCAATGCGATACACCCATATATAGTGTTAATTCTTAACTGTGAATTAACGAGTGCGCCTTACGTTGACCTTTGTTACTGATACTCCCGATAACTCCAGTATAATCTAGTAAATTATTAATATCGAAAAGTGTTACTTCTGTGCATTGTGTGCATTTTTGCACGCTTATGCATCTACAATTTGAAAATGTATACCATTCACTACAAATGAACCTATCGAATAGTAATAACCGCCGTTACCTGCATCTGCCGTCATATCTGCTTGCGCAATTGGGTTTTGGTTATGGAATAATGTCACCTTAACTTTGTTTACAGTCGTGTCACTGTCTGGGATATTGATTTTCTCGCCTATTTCTACGTTTGTAATAGCTGCATCCAATTCAACGTTACTGAAAGTACCTCCCGCCCATGCACAGCAGTCGTTCTCGCTCATTTCAAGCGTAATAACTGTGCCATCGTCTAATACAAGTTTATCTTTATCCCACTCTATGATGCGTTTATATAATAAATAGTTGTTCAAATCCTCTAAATTTCCGTATTTCATTTAAATTCCTCCTATTTTTTTATTCACCGTTTGGTTCTAGCAGTCACCTAACCACGCTCAACCTATCAACAATATTATCTCTTATCTTATGAATCATCCGTCTACTCATATTCAAATGTATGGCAATTGCATTGATTCCCAAACCGTCGAGGATGCAATCTAAGACCGCCTTTTCCTTTTCATCCACAATGTTATCCGAACGATGTTCAATGAACTCTATCTTGCTTAAATAGCCTTTTAAACGCTTGTGATTCTTCTCTCTCCGAATTACTTCACCGCCAATACGGTCTGACACCCCGTTACCGCCTTTTGGTTCATCCGAATAAGATGCAACACCTACTGTTTCAAATTGGCTTAACTGTAATTTAATTCGATTAGCTTCTTTGACAATCCAGTTGTAATCACTGAGGATAATGTATATTTCATGTTTGTTGAATGATTGCTTGGATAGTGTTGCCATTCGCTCACCCCTATTTAAAATGTAATAAACAAACAGAATGCTATTTTAATTGCAGTTTTTGTGTGTGGTTGTGGATATGATCTATAACGATGACAATGCTGCGCTAATTTCTTCCTCTGCATCTTCTTGCGAATAGCTTTTAACTATGTGAATTGGATATCCCATTTCAAGCAAGGTATTATGTTCAGATAGAAAGTTAAATGGTACTTCTTCCACATCTTTCAAAGTGGTTGATTCAATCGCATCTTTGACATAAATTGCTCTTACTTCACTTTTAATCGAGTGTTCAATTACAGATTTAAGTCTTTCTCTCGCTTCTTTTTCATCTGAAGCTACAACAATGCTAGGAACCTCTAAAGTTAATGTTGTTTTAAATTCGAATTTTTTCATTATATTTTCCTTCAATTTTTAGTTTCATAAATGTTTAATCCCTATTCATCAACCTGTCATATTCCTGTTCTAGCTCTTTATCCGGCATATTCACAAAATACGATTCTGTTTTATTCGAAAACAGCACTAGCATGTCTATTAGTAGTTTGCGTTCTTCCTTACTCATATTAATATCCTGTATCCTGTCTAGTGTGATTGATTGCGTTTTTCTTGTAATAAGCTTGTTCGATTTGTTCCCAGGTAAAGCCTAGCATTTCGGTTAATACCGCAAACCTTGACATAGTAACGCTATAACCCTCGTCGATTTCACCATAATTCCATAGATCCGTGAAATTAGTTGTAATCCCTAAAATTTGAGCCGTTATATCCTCAAAATAACAATATTGTTCTTTTTCAATGCTTCCATCTTCAAAAATAGATATACTTTCTATTCCACCCCGATGATGTAACATATTTCCAATTGCTAACATAAAACTTAAAACGTCCGCAATTTCTTCAAGTAAGCCAGGTTTAGGTCGCGAATCTACCTTCCAATGTTTGAACCCTCCCCACTCATTGCTCATTTCGCCTATTTCAGTTATTGTCGCTAAAATCATATTGTTCAATGGTATTTCCTGAAGACCTTGTTTTTGTTTAATTCGTGCATCCAGTACCCTTTGCGTTTCGAATAATTTAGTTAGGTTCATGATTAGCCTCCAATTTATTGATTATAATCGTCGTATATACAAGCGAATCCAATAATTCTTCTCTATGATGCTTGTGCCATTCCAGTACAGATAGCGAACCAGGATCTACAGTATGTCCATACTTCACTATTCCTTTAGCAGTCTGTGATTCTAGTAATTCGCTTACTTCTCGTAAAATATCATTTGTTATGATTTCTTCTTCTATGGTCACTTTTGCACCCCACTTTTCTTTATCTGATTAGCACCAACTCTTAATAAGTAGTTAATGTATTCCTTTATCACCTGTGCATTAGTCACGGAAACTTTACCGCTATCTAGTATATTGAAAATATCCCTTTTAGTTGGACGTGTCATTTTTGTTCCTCCTTGCCATTTATTTTCGGTGTATATACATCCGCCTGTTTCTTACGGCGTCTATCGAAAACGAATCGAACAAACTCGTTATATAGCTTGAAATGGTTTAGTAGTGCCGTATATGCTTTGTTGAGTAAATACGAAGCTGTGATTATTATTCCGCAAATTCCGATTAACAATGTAGCGTAGTACGATATTGCAATAATATAAACATCCATCATTTAACCTCCCCTTCTACTTCCAATACCGCCCCACTATTAATCCAATGTGCAAATGACTCATGAAAAATAGCGGTATACGATTTATTCTTAACATCCGTAGCTGATTGAAAGTAAATGTAATCTTCGTTTATAGCTATTATGATTCTCGTTCTGTTAGCTTTCTTCCACAGTTGACCAGGTGCCAGTATTTCATCTAACTTAGCACTATCTATTTTCAAATCGTCACCTCGTCCAATTTATTTTGCTTCGGTCAATGACTTGTACTTCCTGTACCTGTTCTTGTGCAAGTGCATTACGTTCTCTAGCTGTCTTGTAGACTAACTTAGAGGTGATAGCTTTCTTCCTGTCCCACCCCTTATTAATACGTTGTCTAGCTACCAAGTCTGGTACATTATGATCTAACATGATGTCGATTTCCTTTGGCGTGAAAAATCGTTTTAGTTTTGGCATGGTTTCCTCCTTGTGACGTTTTATGGTCGAACTGTTCAGTATGAATATTTTCCTGTACAATTCCTAATCGTTTCTAAGGTGCATATATCCCCGCGATTCAATCCTCTTACGGCAGTCTCGTGAACGTATTGCAACTCTTCCTTTAAAGAGACAACTTCATTTTTTAATTGCTTAACTTCGTCATCGTGTTCACCAATAACAAGCTCATATTCTTGCCATTCGTAATCGCAATTGCAATCCACTACATACGTTTCACCTACTGGTTGGCAATCGCATTCAGTCATATTAATTACCATATCTATTTCATCGATATCCAAAAGTTGTCTTGCTGTATATGATGATTTAAGAACTCGACCGCTTCTTTTACTTGTTAGAGTCACTTCTACCATGTTCCATCCTCCTTTTCTAATTCGCATAGTTTTGTGTCTACTACACCCCAACCTTTTCCTCATAAGGTACAACCCTCTTCATAACAGCCTTACACCTCGAAAACCCTACATCATTACCTGTGTATTTATATTTACTTCCTCGACCATCCCTGTAGTTGAAATTCATTCCGTAGCTAACTGTCGTAACATCATCACGTTTCACCAGTTCATATCCGCGTGATTCCAATTCGGCAATTGCTTCGTCAAGTTCTGCAATCGTTCCTCTGTTTATGTTGATTTTGTTCGTGTTGGATACCCCGTACCGTTTTTTCGTTTGCATGTGAACACTCCTTATGCTTCGGATATTTGTATTTCTGCCCTCGGACGATTACTGTAATATTTCTCAATCGTTAAACTGACGACTTGGCTGTCATCCTCCCAAATCACGTTGTTTAACGCATCTCCAATACCTTTGTAATAGTTATCAACGTCTGGCTTGGTAACAGGTCTTAAAATGCCGTTTTCCGCATCCTCTTTCTTCTTTTTACTGAAAGACTTCGGAATATTGCGATATATTTTGACATACACTTTCAATGGACAAGCTAACAACTCAGCTGGTGCATGTTGCGAAGCTACTAATTTCACATATTCTTTAAAGTGTCTTGATTTAGCAGGGTCATAGAGTACTGTGTGGCCACCCCATGACTTACCTGCTCTTGGTCTTCCTTGCGCAACTGTTTCTCCAACTACTTCGAATGTAATCATCTATTTATCCACTCATTTCTATAGGTCTTTTGAACTAGAAAGGAAGATCATCATCGCTGACTTCAATTGGTCCCGAACTATTAGCAAAAGGATCTTCATCTACCCT